TGACACGTGAAGATTGCCGATTTATCTGTGCTCTCTCGGCATTCTTCTTCTTTTGGAACTTGTCCTTGTAGTAGGAATAATGTGTTAACCACTCGGAATATTCATCCGGTGACATCATGCCTTTACAATATTTCTCATCACTAACTTCACAGAGCATCGGTGAAGTGTGTGATGTTTCATCTTCGTAAATATTGGCGTCTTGTTGTTGATTGAAAGATTGGTTACTAAAGTGTTGGTATAAGGTCCCTATCACTAGGGTTGTAACTCACAGGGGGGGATTAGCCCCCTGCTACCTATGTGGAAAGTTTGAGTTTATAGTTCGTCGCAACCATTTAAACGAACATCTCCGGTCTATGTTGTGTCTACTACTAGTTTTCCAAGACTAGCAAAATAACACTACATGTGCTATACACCAAGGATCATTTTATATTCGACGTCTCCACTACGTCCTAAGAGTCAAGTAATTGCCAAATCACTTGAACCAACATACCTCATAGAGGTTCAACAGTTGGGAGTATGTTCCTTGTTCGTGCTTACACACCGTTGACTGGTCTGTCCAGTCTGTGACGTAGATAACGCCAATTAGATCTCATACGTATATGTGATCAGTAAAATTAGCCATGCTTAGCATTTACATAATACGTTTATGTCAAGTAACGAGTGTTAATTGTTTGGATAACACCAATCCAGACTAACTAATCTAACACATTCTGGTTCTTCCATATATGTGTTAGGCTTTATTCGACAGTAATTCTAGTTAGATTGTTTATTTGAAATACTTCTGCCCTCAAACGATTGAGATTGCTCAGTTGTTTAATGTGTACTGATACACGGGGGGGGGTTGTGCCAGCCTTAGCCAGCGGGGTTTGGGATTTCTCCCGGGTGGGGCAAAGCCCCGATTTCGGTCCAAAGGACCTACCGTATAATAATTAACTTTGTAATACTTAAATGAGCTCTCGTAGTCGTCATGCTCGAGTCATCTCACTGATAAGATCTAAAAGTTGATAAGAGTTCCTGTCCTAGGAACTCTAAACCAACGTTCGGATGCTACCTAAAACAAGAACTCCATGCACTCATTCG